CATCTTGATTAGAACTCTTTATAAAGTTAAAATCACTTGGTTTTGAATGAAATTTATCTCCAATTAGATATGGAAATACAGGTCTCTTATAGTTGACAAATACACCACTAGAATCAGCAAGTGCATCACTAATAGTAGCAAAATAAGCATATGTCCCTTTTGGAAATTCTGGTGTTACACAAAATCTTCCATTATTTTCATCAAGAACAGCAGCACTCGAAGATGGAATATGTACATAATCTTCTACAAAAAATCCTTCCTCAAAAATACTAATAGAAGGTCTATCTACAGAAATATTTAATTTATATCCAGAAAGCATTTGCGTAATAACGCCACCATCAACCTTAGAATATCCATAAGGACCATAAATTGGATTTCCATCATATGCCCATCCAATGATAGGAGAATGTTGTTTAGATTCTTCCTCCTGACCATTAATTTTTATTAAATCAGGACTATCAAAAAGACTATTACCAGACTGATCAGAAGCATATAAAATTTCTCTAAGTTTTCTTGGTGAATATAAATGAACATATTGCAATCCATAATCCGTATTTAATCCATCATCAATAAACCCATCATCATCAGTAATAAACCTATAATTTTTCTGGATTAAATTAACTCTCCATTTTTGTAGTTCTATTCTAAAAACAGCATTAGATCCTGGATATGTTATTGTAGTATCAGTTTTTCCTTGAACAAATTCTATACCACCATTAATAACATTTACTTTAGTAACTTGTCCATTTTCAATAACTGGTGTTAATGTTAATCCACTACCACCATCAATTTCAATAGATGGTGGTGCTTTGATATTTGATCCACCACTTTCTACTATAACTTCAAGAATCTTTCCATCCTTAACTACTGGAGTAATCTGAAGACTATTACCATTATCAATAGAAATTTTTGGTTCTTTATTAAAGTTTAATATTTCATCAGAACCATATCCACTACCTTTAGCAACCAAATTTACAGATACGATTTCTCCAGTAACAATTGGTTGTATTAAGGCTTCAAATGTTTCAGATCCTATAGAAGAAATACCAATTCTACCATTAAGTTCAACTGAGATTGGTTGATAATTAAAATAATGAATATCTCCAGCGATTATGGTACTTGTTAAACTAATATATTGTTTTATATCATAATAATATCTTTCTCTTCCGGAAATTGATCCAACTTGAGATAATTTGAAGGTATCCTTATCAAGTTTTGTTATATAATAATCAGTTCCAGAAGTTAATCCACCAATTACTGTTCCTTCTGTGGAATAATTTATCAATTCTCCAGAGTTATATCCATGATTTTCTACAGTTATTTGATCAAGCGCAGTAGATAATCCAACAACAGTAGTCTTTTTATTTTCATATCCAGAACCACTATCAATAATATTAATTGAACTAACAACTGATTTTTTAGATACAGAAGTAAATGCATGCCTACCAGATCCATAACCAGTAAGTGATATAGTATTAATTCCTACTACAGCCTCATCTTTTGTTTTATAAAGTTTTACACTAGTCGTATCTTGAACATCAACAAAATATTCTGCCTCCGTGGTCAATCCAGCAATAACATCTTGATTATTTGTTTTATAGATTACATGCTCATAATCTCTAAACTTGTGATATGTACTAAAAGCAATAATATTATTAGTAAGATCTATTAATCCAAAACTTTCATCTGAATTAAAATCAACTTCATGATTAACTAGTTTAAGATTTACCTCTGCTTTTGCGCCTATGCCATTTCCACCACTAATTTTAATTGTAGGTTTTTCTATATAATCAAATCCACCATCAATAACTCTAATTTCTTCAAATATTCCTCTTATAGCAAGATTTGCTGTAGCACCAACACCTGCTGGGTCAGAAATATTAAAATCAGGCGGAGTTATTACATTATATCCAGATCCGCCGCCATCAACAGAAATATTTTCTATTCTTCCATAGTTTATACTATCTGCTGATTTATAATTTAAAATTTCAACTCCATTTACCAAAATACCCGAAGAAACTCCAGGTTCTGTTTCGATTAATCCTCCTACATCACTTGGATCATGAATTTTTCTAAGTAACTTATGATTTTCTAATTCTTGACCCTGAAACTTATAAAATTCAATAGTATTATCAGTTATTGTAATAGGTTCTGTTGTTATATAATCTTCATTATAAAGTTCTGATCTACTTCTCGCTAACTTTAATGATGTTGTATCTGATAATCTTTTTACAAAGTAAATTCCCTCATCACCAATACCGGTTAAAGTTACCGTTTCTTCTATTTCAAATCCATCAGCATCTTCTACTGTTTGTGTGACAGTTTGTGGAGTATAGTATATAATATCTCCAGTATAAAAACCATGGTCACCTGTTGGAAGAACTTGAAAAGTATCTCCACTAAATGTTCCTTCAAATTTAATCAGGTTCTTTTTAACATTTAATTGCTGATCTTTATAATAAGGAATAGATGATGCTGCTACTAATGTATCATTACCATCTTTATATGCAGAAGTTACATTTGCCGATATTACATTAGCAGTAGGAAAATTGGTTGAATTTACTTTTAATATAGTCTTCTTAATAGTATATTTAAGTGATGTATCAATTGTTCCTTGATCACCTATTGTAATATTTTTTGATGTGTTTATACTATAAACTTTTCCAAACTGTTCATTTCCAGTAGATGAAGTAAGTGTAAACGTATCACCAATTCTAAAAATATGATCATTCTCAAAAGTAACTCTATATCTAGAAGCAGCTATATTAATTAAAGATATTGACGATATTTTATAAGAAGTTGCAGCATTAAAAATCCAAGAATTGGATGATGCGTCGGCAGTAGTAATTCCTAAAGTTTTTATTTCAATAGTATCATCTTTTTCGTAATAATAATTTGGTTGATCATACTTAATATCACTCAAAACAGATGATATTCTCATCTTAACTACTGTATCATCAACAAGAGTAGCGGTTGCAAATGTATTAATGCCAACAGTAGTATTATCTAAAATATTCTGTGTTATTCCTGTACATCCATAAAATTGATTATATGAGGATGATGTATAGGAAACAATCCCTGCTGATCTATCACTATAATTAATATACAATTCACCAGAATTTGGAAATCCTACAGTTGAATCTACATCAATAGTTGCATCACCTGCACCATATTTTCCTATACATTTTGTTTTGGGGTGAGGAGTGAATGATCCATATTCTGCTCCACCAAAATTACTAGTATTTGAACTAAAAGATGCATCAGCACTCAATTTATAATAATCTGTCGATGCTGAACCAACAAGTATTTTTTCAACATTAGTAATTGGAGAATATGCTTTATCGATTAAACCTTCGTAGGAATGTTGAAGTAAAGTATATCCTTCGATTGATTGTACATCACCAGATATGGGTTCAACAACCATATCATTAGTAATCTTATAGAGTGGTTCAGAAGGTGAAATAAGATTTTCACTTGGTTTAATTAAATCTACATCTACACCATATAAAGCTCTAAAAAGTATTTTAAAAGATTGATTTGTTCCTCTTGAACTATAAAAATCTTTAGATTGTTTAATAAAAAGATTTTTATTTAAATCTGCATAAAGAGTTCTATTTTCAAGTCCAGGAAGAAGTTGATATTTTGTTTTATTTAAAAATTCTTTTAAAAAGAGAGCATTTAAATTTTCTACAGTTGAATTTATACTATGTGTCTTACCTAAAGTTTCTGTAAATACTAAATCTCCATTTTCATCATCAGAAATTCCACTAAACCCACGAGTACATCCAGTAAAAGAAACATTTGTTTTTGCTTTATACGTTATAATTTCATCATCAATTTTAATAAGTCCATATTCATTAGGAAATCCAAGTGTATTGGAAACATTGATAGTTCTATCCCATTCATCAATAGCACCTAATAATAAAGTAGAATCTGTAGTATTGGCACTATTATCCAACTTAACATATTGATCAATATTTTGTATTAAATCAATAGAAGCGCCTTGAAATTCTTGAGAACGATAATAAATCTCTAAAAAATCACCAATAAGAGGAAATTCAGTTTCCACAAATTGTGGCAACTGATTCTTGACAATAATGTTAAATGGAACTCTGCTTTGTGTCATTTTATGGTCTTACTAGATATCCGTTACTGTAACTGGAAGAAACAATATAATTTGATGCTGATGGATCCAATCCAGATGATATTTGATCAATTACCATATCAAATACACTATTACCAATATCCAATTGCAAATATAAATCTTGCAATCCAATCACATCATTTGAATGTGGTGCAGCAGAAACTTCAATAATAGATTGTCCATCTTTTGTTTTTGCTGATGAAATAATATTAATAGGATTAATTGTTATAATGCCAGTAATATAATTAATACTACCAACATTTTTTCTAACTATAGTTGCATCTGTTGATGATGGGCTTGAAATAGTAAATAAGAATAATGATCCTGATGTCCGATTAGTATTAGGAACGTCAGAAAGATAAACATCACCTTGAATACCATTAATTTTAAATGCTGAAGATTTTATATTGTAACCACTCATATTATTAATATGGAATTGATTACCAAATCCAATTTGATATTCAGCAATTGCATTTAAAGCAGGTCTGATATCTCTCCTCATTACAACTGTTGTGATATTTGACATAACAGAAGAATGACTATTGTCAATCGTGTTCAAGAATTTACTATATTTAAATCTTGCACCATACTTATTTAACTCACTTGATTCGGCGTATTTTGTAACATTATTTTGAATAATTGATGATACATTAGACGCTGAAGGTGCTAAGTTTGTATTATAGTAAACATTTGAAGATACCTCAAGGTAGAGATACTTAAGATCAAGAATTTCTGGAACAATTCCAGCAACAGAATACTTTTTAAGGTCTCTCTTAATGTTTTCTTTGATCAAATTAGGTAAAAATTCACCAGTTCTTGGTTTAATACTAATAAAAACCTTTCCATACTGTGGTGGAACTAGTTCTTCACCCCCAAATACAGAAATTGATTCAGTTTCTTCATAAATTCTTGCTGGAATTAATGTTTCATAATCATTTGCACTAACTGCTCTATTTTGAGAAGCATAAATTCGTGGTGCATACTTCTTAATAGACGAAACACTTTCAATCGTTTCTCCACCAGATGCACTTATATCTGTTGAAAGCATCGATATGCCGGATTCTACAACATACTCAGAACTATTCCTCGTATAAGTTATTCTTCCAGTAAAACTAAATTGTGATATTCCGTTTGCAGAATCTCCATTTGTTTTAATGTAAGTAATATCAATTACATTACCTTCAGAAAGTTTCTTCCCAAATACTCCATCACCAAAAATAACTTCATATCTTTCATCTTCAATTTCTTGTAAGAAGAAAACTCTAGAGTTTTTATTAATAGAAAATAAACTATTCTGAAAAGCATATTTTTGCTTCTCTGTATAGTCATTTATTCCTACAGTTACATTAATTAATTCACTATCACAACCAATATTATTGATTAAGAATCTTTGATTAGGATTTCTTGAGTTATAAGTGTAAGATTCTTCAATAAGACTTCCTTCATAAAGTGTAACTAAGTCAAAATTTGCTTCATTATCAACAACAGGTACTGTAATATCATCTTTAATCGAGAAAACATAAGATGTATTACCAAAAGTACCAGAAGATGTTGCAACTGGACCTGCTTTTAATGTAAGTGTTGCAGGTTTTGGTATAATATCTGATGTATTAACGTAAAAACTAACCGTTGCTTGAGCAGCTTTTCGCGATTTTGGTGTATAACCAATATTTCGCGCTAATGATACTACATTTTCTCTTAATGTAGCACTATCAATAAACACTTCATTTGCTACCATATTGGCATTATATGAAGTGATGTAAGTATTATATGCTAAAACATCAAGAATAGTCGATAAATTAGACCCTTCAAAGTCATAATCGGTAAAAGTAGAGTTATCTTTAAGATAATTCTCTAATGTAATTTTTATCTGGTCAAAATCCAGATTTGCGAAATTTATTAGTGCCATTTATTGAGACGTTGATTGCAATACAAAATCTAATTGCTGTGAGGGTACATTAATTCCAACTATATCATATGCAATAAGTACATTAAATTCATTATTATCATAATTAGGAACTACTTTTACATTAGTTAATGATACTCTTGGTTCATATCTATCGATAGAATATTCTATTTCACGTTTGATTCTATTTGCAGTAAGTGGTGTTATAATCTCAAAAAGCATTCTTGATACTTTAGATCCAAATTCAGGGTCAAAAGGTTTTTCACCAGGAAAAGTAAAGATAATATTTTTTAAAGATCTTTGTATTGTATTGGCATTTTTTAATGCGATTAAATCATTAGTTAGAGGATGCTTAGCAAACGTCATACTAATGTCTCTAAAACCTTGACTTACACTTTGTAAAGGCATTTGTACCTATAACTATAGATTATATATTCTGGGTTTATTTATAGTAGTAATTAGTATTCAGCTAAAGGTACTGGTCCATCAATCTTCCATTCATCGATTATTTCTTCTTCATTCTCAAATAACTCTCCATTATTTTCAAAATCATTCTTTTTTGGAGTAAGTTTATCATTAGCAATCTCTCTAAGCATTTTCTTTTCCATGTTATTCTAATGATTATTACTATTAATTATAAGCATAAAAAAAGACCTCCCGAAGGAAGTCTCTTTATATTATCTACCTTGTCCTCTATACTTCTTACGCTTAAAGTTGCGAGAGGTTGATGTATACTTAGTATGTTTACCAGCACCTTGCTTAGTCTTCTTTGGTGTTGGTTCTACTATATCACCACTATTGTTACCATAAAGTGCCATTTAAATCTCCTTATTTAAATAATCAAGTTTTTTTTGTACTGATTCAGAAGTAGCAGCAACTCTATACTTTACTTTATCTCTATGAGATAGTTCAGATAAGTTTTCTGCTACTTCCATCCATAATGTATTATCGTCTTTAACTTTTTTCCATATCATAGTTAATAAAAAATCTTAATGTATACCTAGGTACTTTTCCGTAAGTAGTAGGAGCATGCCATACATCTGCTGGATAGATGGACATTTGATTATATTTATTTTGTATACAATCAATTTGCTTAAACTTATTATAGTGGTCTTTTAATAAATTGTCAAGATCTGAAACCTCTTTTTCATTATGATAATTACAAATTGCATTTAAGTATTCATCAGATTGTAAATAATCATGATTTTTTATAGTTTTATAAAATGATGTTCCACTATTAATAGAAGAATCTTTATTTAAATAAACAACTGCTGATATATTAGTATCAATATCTTTATGAATAAGACCTTTGTTTCTTATATGATCATGTTCTTTATATGGTAAAATCTTATGAAAATCACAATTGATATTAATAATATTCAAACCATAAAATAATAAAGAGATCTTTTCAGTAATCCATCGATTAAGATCTTTATCAATATTTAATATACTATTTTTTGATATTGAACCAGGGTATAATCTATATCCTGGTTCGTTATACTCACAGTTTAATGCTAATTCTCTTACATAATCCGGATACTTTAAAAAATCATCAATTTTAGTAATAGGAATATTAATATTCATATCACCATAATCCATATTAAATAACGCGAGTTTTTTCGTGCCCTACTCTAATCCGAGGATCGCACCAGATATCCATACCAGCTTCAATAGCATCAAGACAGAAACTAACATCTTCTCCACACATATCTGCTACTTTACCTGATTCAAACTCTTGCATCTTAGGAGCAAACCATGGATACTTCATTTCAGGATGTTCAAATACTCCATTCTTAATTAATACCCACCCAAATCCAGTATAATCAACAGTAAATGGTTTCTTACGCTTACTAATAGATTCAACAGTTTCATGATTCATTACTCCACCATTCTTGCGGAAATCATCTTCCTCTAACCAGTGTGCGACAGATGTTGTGACTCCATCTTCTGTTGCATACCATCCTGCTGTAATACTACGTTCGTTAAGTACTTCCTCATCCCATTCACCAGTTTCTTCATCTAATGCTTCTGCTGGTACTGATAAATCACATAACTGCCAGAACTTGTTCGCATCAAAGACAATATCCGAGTCAATCCATAACTGATAATCATACTTAAGTTTACCATCCCATGGAATCTGATCTGGTCCACGTAATACATTTGCACCTAAACACTTACAACGTGCAAAGTTAACCATACTAGAGTAATCTTGACTAATCTGAATACTCATCTGATTCTGTACAAGATCAAAACATAACTGTACAAAGTTCTTAAGAAAAACATATGATACTCCTCTTCCAGGTAAGCAAAAAACAATTGCTTTACCTTTCATCCTATTCTTAATAGCATCAATGTCCCAATCTTCCTTCTTCTTAACCTTTGGAGCATTGGCCTTTACAGTAAATCCTTTTGTCATGATTCTTTAAATACCTCAATTCAATTATACACTGATATATGTAGCGTGTCAATGTTAAAATACCTAGTGCGGATTCCACCTCACTAGTACATATGACACATAACATATACTAAGAACACTTGCTAATGCTATTACATTTACTACATTCATCATCATACTAATACTCCATGTGTTATGTTAATAAGAATCTAATCCAGCTGGTTCTTTATATCTTTTTTCTCCTCCACTACTTCCACCACCACCTCCTCCTCCACTATATCGTAACTCCTCATAACTTAAATCTGTAACTTCATAATCCGTATGTAATAATCCTATCATCCTATTAAGTTCATTCCATTTTACTTTAAACTCACTCTCACTTAAGTTCCAATATAAACATTCTTTCTTTGCATATATGTGGTATGTTTTTTCATTTATCATAAATCGATTTCATATTATTGCTTTATATATTACTACAATCAATATCCCCAATGGTAATAATACAATTCTTTTACATTGTCTCGGATACCTTATCAACCACCCTGCAAATACTACTTTCCAAAAAGACCAATAAGGATGTTTTTTTCTCATGGGAATTTTTTTAAATACCAGGGAATTTTTTTTCTTTTTTTATATAGCTCTCTCGTTTTGTCACCTCTGTAGGTTAGGAAGGTTCCTTTTTTTATAACACGCCGCCGCGACCGCAACACATAACGCCATAAAAACACTGCCAAACTCACGCATGGACTTGACAGATTGCATTCGTTCGTGTATAATAAAAAAGGAGAGACTTAATGCCTCTCCTTTATACTTAAGACCTTAAATCATTCTGCCTGATTAACAGAATCGCCTTCATTTACATCTGCTTCAATAACATCTAGGATAGCAAGTAGTTCATTGCCAGTGTTACCTTGAGCAAGAAGTCCTAGTGCGATTTCGCGAGTCATAATAAAAAGAATAAAGTGAATACGAACAGTTTAAAGTCTTGCCCAGGACTGTCAATCAACGAAGGTTAATTGTGCCCAGATGAGTGATAGATTTTGTTACAATCTTGCATCTGAGTGTTGCCAGAACGACGACGACTTGCAGAACGCTTAACACCTAAGGAGGATTTACGCTGCCTAAGTGTTGTCGAAGGTAGCACTGTTATCTTAGCACGAATGCCAAGATTTTGCAAGTCAGCAACGATGCTGTCTAGTTGTGTAAGACTGGTCATGGAGGTTGTTTGGTTGTCCATGCTGTTATTATACACGGACCTGGCGGCACTGTCTGGTCTTAGTGTGCAGTACTGCAAGTGTCACAAGTACTCATATACTCTATACTTTCCTCCTTATCTTCATAGTATAAGTATAGTCCTTACTCATAAATTTGTCAAGTCTCTGTGACATTTTATAAACTTCAATCCTGTGAAAAATTGTGAAGGGGCGTTTGACATTTTCTGGTCCCTTGTGTTAGAATGCTCGCTTAGATCACAAGGAATATGAACATTAAAAGACATAAAGAATAAGAGAGATCTGAGAGACATTTAACACAGATATATTCAGAGAGATTCGGAGACATTTAGAGAGATATATTTACAGGTTTATTTCTCACCATCTCTCACTATTCTTACGATTTAAGTATTAGTTTTCCACAGGTTAATGAGAAGTTTTCCACAGTATTACCTTACTTATTAGATAGTTTTCCACAGACATATACAATAGCGGAGTATATTTATAATAGCATTTAAAACGTTTATTTAATGTTTTTATGTAACAGATTATACAGTTTC